ATCTTGCCAAGATCATTTATAAAGAATGGGATAATATTACGCATCGGCATAGAGATGTGATAGATAAGGATGCGCTGAAAGCAGGAAGCTTTTTGGGAAAGTATCCAAGCATCATTGAAGGTGCATTAAAAAGCTTTCGCGATAACACAAAATAAATGTGTACAAATTGATAGTTTAATGATATCATATACGGAGAGACAATGTTCGAAGATCATCTAACAAAAAGCAAAGTCACATATTTCCAGCATTTGCGATGGGCATTTATTGCGGGCATTCGGCTTATATGGGCAGGTATTGCTAGTATTATCCATGGCCTGATCCCATCACTAATGGATGGTAAGGCACCAAAAACCATCATTGACATTTATCATTCACATTTGGTTAATCATCCGAACGGCGAATATAAAGAAATGATTGAACAAGCGAAAAACAAAGGACTATAATATGAAAAATTTAGGCGCAGTAGAGGAATTGAAAGCCATGACTCAAGATACGGATAACCCTAAAACTGTAGCAGACTTGGAATTGCTTGCGGAAAATCTTCGCAAAGAGATTCGAATTAAAATGATTGAAGAGCTACAAACTGGAACGCGNGTTGTGACGTTCACAAAGGTGAATGGCGAGCAGCGCGAAATGACATGCACATTGGACCAGAATCTTATTCCTTCTGCGTCAAAAGCTGATCCACTCAGTCAGAGAAAGATTCGTGCAATCAGTGATGAGGTTATTCCTGTATGGGATGTAAATGCAGAAGGCTGGCGAGCCTTTCGCATCGATAATGTGACTTCTTTCACATGAATTGGTTCACATATATCAAGTATATGATCATCTTACGGTGGAATACATTGTTTCGCCGTAAGAGTGAAAAAGGCCATCTATACATTTACGAGCAAAACTTGGACGACGACAAATAGGAAATTAAAATGGATCCATTTACAGTTACACTATTGACTATCGCTGGATGCTCTATTGCATCGTTTATGATTGGTTATAATCTAAACAAAATCCACAAAGATGAAGTCATTAATAGTACTATAACCTACCTGTGTGATAATGGGTTCATTAAACATTATGTCACAGAAAACAATGAAATCGAGATTGTTGAGTTGAATAAGGAAATACCAAATGGTAGCCAAGACCCGAAAGAAGAAGGTTAAGACCCTTCCGCGTAAAATCAAAACAGGCCTAGCGGCAGCTCCTACAGATGATTTCCGTTGGTTCTGTGACTATTTCCGTATGGAAGTAGACAAAAAAGATCTTGCTTCAATCATTAAAAGCTATATCAAAAAGCATTTTAAAGGTGCCGAGCAAAAGCTTTTACTCTCTGCTCCTGAATGGTGTTATACAGCTGAACCAGGAGTTGCTGCATCAATTCATTGGCATGCGCTTGGACATGAATTTCCAGTTAAATGGGATGGCTCCAAGAAGGTTCAGTCGTATATTGATCGAGTTAAATCTAGGGCATTGGATAATGTGAAAGAGGATGATGCTGTTCCTGTGGTAACTCGACGTTCTCCAATGGAATTAGTTAAAGAAAAGAACTCAGAATTTATTTCTGAGATTGAAGTCACGATTGATATGTTCGGCACTAAGGTGTTTAATGATTGGGATAATTATTCCGTCTACAATGAAATGATTAAGGCTAACCTCAGCGCTATCGGTGGTAAAGCTGTAATTGATTTCTATACCCCTTTGAAAGAAGAGCTTGAAGAGCTGGTGGAAAAGAAAACTCCAGATTTGGTTGAAGGCTATTCTCATATGAGTAAACCACAGCAGAAGAAATTCCTTAAGCTTATTTCATCTATTATTGATGATGCAAACCGATATTACGCAAGTAAGAAAGCTACTCGAAAGCCATCTAAACCACGTGTTAAATCAGCTGATAAACAAGTAGCAAAGTTGAATTTTGCGCCAGAGTCTGCCGAGTTTAAGATTACATCTATCAATCCGTCAAATATTATTGGCGCAAGAAGGCTGTATACATTCAACGTAAAATATCGTATAATTACTGAATATGTGTGTGAACGTTCAAATGGTTTTGAAGTGCGTGGATCTACTGTGTATGGCATCGATGCCGCGGCAAGTAGAGCTGTTAAACTTCGCAAACCTGAAGAGTCGTTGACCACATTCCTGACCAAAACTCCTACAGCAATTAATAAGTTTTGGTCAACTCTCACCACAAAGACTATTGACGACGTGAATGGTCGCATTAATAAGGACACTATCATCTTAAGGGCACTTGATAAATGAGTCAATTCTTAACAAAGAGCGAGTTCACAAAACTCGTTGAGAAAAACGTCCTCACACAAAAGAATTCATATATGGATGTTATTCTGGATCTATGTGAAAAGCACGAAATTGATCCAGAGGATGTGAAGAAGTTTCTATCAGCTCCAGTTATTGAAAAGATCGAGGGGGAAGCAATGCTATTAAATCTTATTCCTCGTGGAAATCAATTGGATTTTGATTAAAAATTGCATATATAGTATGTTCGAAAGAACAAATATATGTTAAAATAATACAGTTATACTACAGCAAATATAAGGAAAATATATGTCTTTTGCAAATCTAAAACGTAACCGTGGTTCTATTGATAAACTTGTGGCAGCAGCGGAAGCTACAAGCAGTGGAGGTGGCAACAAATCGTTCAAAGATGAACGTATGTGGAAACCAACACAAGATAAAGCCGGCAATGGTTACGCAGTAATCCGTTTCCTCCCAGCACCAGAAGGACAAGATGTTCCATGGGTACAATATTGGGATCACGGATTTAAAGGCCCAACAGGTAAATGGTATATCGAAAAGTCGCTGACTACTGTCGGTCAAGACGATCCTGTCGGTGAAATGAATAGCAAGCTTTGGAATGCTACAGAAGATCCAAACTCATGGCAGCGTAAACAGGCACGTGAACAAAAGCGTCGTCTTCACTACGTATCAAACGTGTTGGTTGTTTCTGACCCATCCAATCCTGAGAATGAAGGTAAAGTCTTCATGTATCAGTTTGGCGCAAAGATCTATAACAAGATTATGGATGCTATGCAACCCCAGTTTGCTGATGAAGAACCAGTTAACCCATTCGACTTCTGGGGCGGCGCTAACTTTAAAATCAAAATCCGTAAAGTAGAAGGCTGGACCAACTACGATAAATCTGAATTTGATGCACCTTCTGAATTGTCAAGTGATGATGCATACCTTGAAGGCATTTATAACTCACTTCATACAATTCAAGAGTTTGTTGATCCATCAACATTTAAATCATATGCTGAATTGAAAACCAAGCTTGATAGCGTATTGGGAACTCAGTCTGAAATGCCGATGGCACAACAGTCGCAGATGAACCAAGAAGCACCTGCGCCAATGCCACGTGAGCAAGCTCCTTCATATCCACAATCTATTGAGGAAACAGCATCAGCACCTGCTGCCGAAGAGGAAGAAGTTGATACAATGTCATACTTCGCTAAATTGGCAGCCTCATAAGTTTACATGTAACCACGTTATAATGTAATGGAAAGCCGGTAGTCCTAGTGATTACCGGCTTTTACTTTATCTAGGTCCGGTAACTCCAAGGGGAAGACCCCCATCAAGTAAATTTACAGTAGCTCCTCTTGGCATAACAAAACCGTGGGTAGTTGATGTTTTTATACTATTATCGACCATAGAGACGTTTCCACCAGCCATTCTGTTAATCCCATCACGGATATCTTTTAGATGCCTTAACATTTCATCTTGTTGCATAAGCTCTGATGTTGATTCTGTTAATGTTCCGCCTGATCTTTTAACACCAGATTCTCCGTTAACACCAAGCGCTATTCTTAATTTATTAACACCTTCTGATACCATTTCAATATTTTCTGGTTTAATATTTTTAAGACCACCACCAAAATCAATCTTATCTTTACCAAATGCTTTCCAACCTCTCGGATCAAATGGTTCTGGATTATCACCAGTCAGGTGTGGCCACATCGAAAGAACACCACCTAGGTCCTTTATCATTTTTGATAAATTGGAAGATGCTTTTTCGCCACTCAGATTTGATAAGTTTTGAAATGCCATAGCAAAGTCATTAATTGCATCGCCAAACGATCCCATTTTTTCAATGAGAGATTGATCAACAGTTTTTATCGGCTCGAGTGCTCTGATAATTTGAGAGATTGCACCTTTGTCTTCACCTTCGCCGAAGTTGGTTCCAAATATGAAATTTACAGCGCCTTGGATTGCGTCCTTTGCATTTGAGTAGATATTACCAATCTCGCCCAGGCCTTGAGAACCAAAGAATACAGCCATACCAGCACCAAGGCTTGATAGTCCGCCACCAATTTTCTTATTGCTAATTTCAACAAGACGATCAATTGCATCTGGTGTGATTGCTAAGATTGAATCATTAAACATGCGCATAACGGATACAAATCCGTCACCACCAGTTGGTAGCTTATTAATTACATCAACAATTTTACCGCCGGCGGCAAGACCGATAAACAAACCAGAGATACCAGCACCAACGCCAGTCATAATTGCAGCAATACCAAGTGCACCTGATACACCACCCGCAGCACCAGTCAATATACCAGCAGCCGTTGACACACCAACAATAACAGCAAGAGCTTTTACAGAATTTTCATCTAAAACTCCTATAGAATCATTGAACATACTAAATGCAGATTTTAAACCACCACCATCAGCACCAGCAGTTTTTTGAATCCATGTTATTCCTGCAGCACCAGCAGCAAGACCTGTCATAAATCCAGCGATACCAGCGCCGATGCCTGCCATATTAGCTGCAATATTAGCTGCAGCCTTTGGACCTT